GCATCTTTGATGCGATCGCCCTGGTGCACAACGACATCGTAGCGGTGTCGGCTATGTCTTCGAATGCGTTTCCTGAAGAGTCACTGCGAACGCTCGCCCGAGACCGCGAAGGCAAGCTGCCTAAGCTGGTCTGGGCACTCGACAACGAGCCAGGCGCCCACGCCTACACCAAACGCTGGGCCAAGCAGGCGCGATCTTTGGGGTTCGTCTGCGAGGCCGCACAGATCCCTCTGCGTGACGGCCGCAAGACCGACTGGAACGACCTGCATCAGCGCTGGGGCTTCATCGAAGAGGACAGCGAACGCGCCGAACAAATCGCGGCTGATCTCAAACAGGCCCGACATTTGGGCGCCTTGTTGCTGGCCGAGAGCGCCGCCGAGAAGGCGCTGCTGATGTACGACTGGAACAAGCGCGGTGAATTTCACCTGGGTTTCGGTAACCGCTTGTATTGGTTCAAGTTGGACATGGAGAGATTCAACCGGGCGATGCAGGACATTGAGGACAGCGAGAACCACGACGACCAGTTGCTCAATCAAGCACAACAACGCGAGAAAGCGTTGCAACAGTCGGGCAGCGTCGTCGAGATCGCCAACTGCTACCCACAGGCGCTGTACTTTCAACGCAACGAAGTCACCGACGAATCTTGGTACTACGTGCGTGTTGATTTCCCGCATGACTCAGAAAGCGTGAAGAACACCTTCACCAGCGGTCAGCTATCAGCCGCCAGCGAATTTAAAAAACGCCTGCTCGGGATGGCTGCCGGTGCTATGTACACCGGAAGCGGCCAGCAGTTGGACAAGTTGATGAAGGATCAACTGTTCGGCATCAAAACCGTGTCAACGATCGACTACGTGGGCTACAGCAAGGAATACGGCTGCTACGTTTTTGGGGATCTTGCCATCAAGGATGGCACCACCTACAAGATCAACAGTGAAGACTATTTCGAGTTCGGGAAACTGCGTCTGAAATCGCTGCAGAAAGGCGTACCGATCAAGCTGCAACGAGACGGGAAGGACTTCAACGAGCAGTGGCTGCACTTGCTATGGACGTGCTTCGGCGCCCAGGGAGTGGTCGCTCTGGTGTTCTTTTTCGGCTCGCTGTTCTGCGAGCAGATCCGGGCACGCTATAAGTCGTTCCCGTTTCTGGAAGCCACCGGCGAGGCCGGCGCCGGCAAAACCACCCTGCTTAACCTTTTGTGGAAACTGCTAGGCCGTGAGGGTTACGAAGGCTTCGACCCGATGAAGTCGACAAAAGCCGGTCGCTCACGGTTGATGGGACAAGTCGCCGGTATGCCAGTTGTATTCCTGGAAGCCGATCGGCACAGCGAAGATCGTTCCCACGCCAAAACCTTCGAATGGGACGAGTTAAAAGACTATTACGGCGGTGGCACCCTAGCGACCAAAGGTGTCAAGACTGCCGGCAACGAAACCTACGAACCGCCCTTTCGCGGCACGATTGCGATCAGTCAAAACGCGGCCGTGGTCGCCCATGAGGCGATCATGACCCGGATTGTGAAGCTGCACTTCATCCGGCCGACAGTCACACCACAAAGCCGTGCTGCGGCGGATAAGCTCAACATTCTAGACGGCGGCACGCTCAGCCATTTCCTGATTCGGGCGGTTGGCAAAGAGTCGGCCATCCTTGAGCTTTTCGCCCAGCGCATGCCCGAACACGAAGCCAAGCTTCGCCGGCTGCACACCCATTGTTTCGACTGCGGCACAGAATATCCAAGCGATCAGGGCAATTGCCGCAGCTGCGGTTCCGATCTGCGTGGATACATCCGAGTCGAGCGGATAAGCAAAAACCACGCACAGTTGCTTTCGCTGCTCGATGCACTCCGCCTGATCCTGAAGCTGAATGAGCCTCAAGTAGCGGCGACCCAACGCCAGATTGTCCGCATGGCGATCGAGCGCCAGGCCTCGATCAGTTCTGACCACCCAGCCGTCGCCGAATTCTGGGAAGTCTACGACTACCTCGAATCCCTGAATGAAGACCCAGTGGTCGACCACAGCAGTGACCCGAGCGTCATCGCGATCAACCTCAACGAATTCAGCGAACGAGCTGCAGAACACAAACAGAAGCTGGCCGACGTGGCCACTCTGCGCGACCTGCTGAAGGAGTCCCGCTCGCACAAGTTTCTAGAGGCAAACAAGGCCGTACACAGCGCAGTTCGTGCAGCGATGAACAGCAGAACACCACTAGCGCCCGGTCGCCCTACAACGGTCAAGTGCTGGATATTCAAAGCGTGAAAAAAAGGAGGCTACACCGATGCAAATCCAAGTCTTTTTGGGCAACGCCGGCGACGGCAAAACGAACAAGCTGCAGGAGATCATTGATCGTCTGGATGCGTTGGGTGAAAGCCAGCCGGTGATTCGGGCAGGTGCTTACGGGGAGGAAGGGTTGCTACAGATTCTTGAGGTTCGTGCTGCAGGTGGCCAACGCGAAATTTTGGTGGACGCGTGCAGCCCACAGCAGATTCTGAGCGTACTCGAATGGCAGTCCTGCAATGAGGAGGATCCGAAATACGTCGACCTGATCATTCACCTGGCCCGTCGGGACTGACGTGAAGAAGAAGCGATGTCGAGGAGTTGCACCTCCCCGACACCAACCACCACTAAGGGACACACCATGCAAGCACAGAACCTAAGCGACAGCGGTTCAAAGGCTAACACACTCATCAACGGTGACCCGCATTCGCGGCATTTGATGGCTATCAAAATCGTCGGTACAGCACTGTTTGATTATCAGGTGCGGAAAACCGAGATAGCGCGGATCCGTCTTGAATGCCTTACCACCTTCGCCAAGGAGTTGGGCGACATCGACGCGGCAGAGTTCGCGGTTGTTGCTCAACTACTAGCTAACAACTCAACAGCCAACCTAATCCCAATTGATCGACCTCACCCACTCGAAGGAATCGCACTATGAAGACGTTGTTCGTACTGATGGCTCAATACAATGGCCAAGTGGTAATTCCGCTGGATCGAGTGTGCCAGGATTATTTCACGCACCTGACAACGGATATGTTTCAACGCAAAGTGGGTGCCGGGCAGATAAAGCTCCCTATCACTCGCATGGAGCCGAGCCAGAAAAGCGCGAAAGGTATTCATATTTCAGACCTGTCGGCTTACCTGGATGAACAGCGCGCTGCAGCAGTCAAAGAAAGTAACCAACTGAACAGCGCGCCGCGCAGCAGCTAACTCACTTCAACGTTTTGGCGCCCAGTTTTACGGGCGCCTGCAGGATGCGCTCGAACCACTCCCAAGTTGCATAAACATCCCCTCGCCCGCGCAGGTGGGTATAACGGCGCATCGAGTTCCAATCTCGATGTCCCGACACACTTGCCACTCGCGGAATATCCCAGTCCATTTCGAAAAGCCGGCTGACGCCTTCGTGGCGCAGATCGTGAAAGTGCAAATCTGCGATGCCCAGGATTTTGCAGGCCCTTGTCCAGGACGTGGACACGGATTCAGCGCTGTAAGGAAAAATCTCAGGCAACACTTTAGGCATGGTCTGAAGTATCGCCCATGCTTCTGGCGGCAAATGACACCAGACGTCGTTACCGATCTTCTGGCCTGGATTCTTCATGTCACGAACCAGCACCCGCTGGCCAGCTTCGTCCAAGTCGCCCCATAGGATCCGAGTGATCTCTTCTTGCCTACGCGTGGAAAACAACGCGAAGCCCGTCAGCTTAAGCATGTTGATCGAAGTCGGACGACGGGTTTGGATATCCCCGAAGTGTGTAAGCAGCTTGTCGAGCTCGTCCAGGGTGGGCCGGCGATCGCGCTCACGGCTTTTCATGTTGTAACCGAGTTTTTTCAACACTCGGCGCGCGTCCACCATTGCGTGCGGATTTACTTCATAACCCCAAGCGGGACGAGCGATCGAGAGAACTGCGCCCAAGTGGGCGAGATCGTTGCCAGCGGTCTGAGGCTGAACGCTCCCACCCTCCTTGCCCATGCGCCATAACGCATACTCGACCAGGTGCTGGCTGCTAATATCTCTGTCGCTCAACTTTCCCAGGTAAGACTCGCTGATCGCCTTCAACGTGCCGAGTTTCGTTTTCCCGAGAGGGCGCGCCTTGGTCATCTCGGCCAAGTAGCGATCGATCATTTCCTTGATCGTCGCACCAGGTCGGTTCGCCCGCTCTATCGCCCCTGGCTCGTCCAGTTCGGTTTCTCTTTTACGCACCCAAGCCTGTGCGGCCTGTTTTCGGGCGAAGGTCTGGCTCTCTTGGTAAACTTGTGCCCCATCGCGAAACAGGCGTATCTGTGCCGTGTAACTGGTGCTGCCGTCGGTGCGTTTCCGTGCTCTGATCGTGGCCATAGTCAACTGGTACAATTGGAAAAGTGATTGGTACATTGTACCAACCGACCTTAGAAAACGCCTATTTACCCCCTGAAATCGGCCAAGAACACGTAGAGCAAAATGGTACATAAATCAGCTACATACCCAGCAAACACAGGCTCTACGCTGTCTAGAAGGTTCTCCGTTGCGCCCATGATGGATTGGACTGACCGCCATTGCCGTTTCTTCCTACGCCTCCTGTCGAAGAACGCCCTCCTCTACACCGAAATGGTCACCACCGGCGCGCTACTCAACGGCGATCACGAGCGCTTCCTCCGTCACAACGAAGCCGAGCACCCTCTCGCGCTGCAGTTGGGCGGTAGCGTTCCATTGGACCTGGCCGCCTGCGCACGCATGGCTCAGGAACACGGCTACGACGAGGTCAACCTGAACGTCGGCTGCCCA